CTTGTAGATGAATCCTCATCCCCTACAAATACAGGTAAAGTATTGCCATATTCAGCACGAAGAACAGACCTTAGTTTATCAAGGATATTCTTCCAATTATTCTCAAATGTGCCACCTGATGTTAAAGTAGGCATCTAATACCTTCGAGTCATTCTAATAGGTTTCAATGAATTAACATCAACTTCTTCTGACCATCCTTGAACTTCTACTTCCCAAATATCGTTAAGTGCTGCAGTAGAATTAAAGTCTGTGCCTGAGAATCTAATCTGTAATCCACCTGATAAAGATTGATAATCACCATTAATAATCTCATCAGTAACAATCTGCGTACCTTCATTCATGCCGAGCTTATCGCTGTCCTTAGCCCATACAGAATACGTTGCAGTACCAATAGCACCTGCTGTAGTTATCTTAATCTTCAATAGGTCAAACGTACCACTATAGTGACCACGAGTATCTACAGGTCTAACTGTGCCTGTATATGTAACATCTCTAACTACACCTTTAGATGAGTCAGTAGTGTTCTGCCAAGATAGCCCTGCCTTACCATTATTTAAAGCATCAATATTACCCTGTGCTTCTTCCATCATTGCAGTCGCTTGCTCGCTCGTTGGGTCGGTAGCCCTTATCATAAGAGTAGCACACAAAAGTGCAGTTGTCCTGATAATCATATAATCGAAGTTACCCGATTTATCTTTAAATTGATTGGCAGGTAAATTAGGGTCTAACTTTGAATCTAAATATCTACTGGCATCAGTTCTGGATTGAGTTACCATAGCAGTAAACTCTTCTCCTGCCTCTATTAGTTTATCAGCAGGATTACTTGCTGAATAATAATAAAGGACATCCTCTGCTGAGTTATAAAACCATTCACCCTCAACATTTAAATCAGTATGGGCAGACTGTGCTGCACCTAAATCTTCACCATCTGCAAATAGCTGTGAAACTAAACCACTATTATGAGAGGCATATTTATTGGTTGATACTGTTGTCCATCCAAAAACCTGAACCTTAGTATCAAACTCATCAAGCTGTGGAAATACACGCTTTAATTCTTTATGGGTACAGTAAATTGGTGCAGTTGCCATTTATATCTCCTTTAGGCAAGCACAAATGTGCCTATTTAAACAAAAATTGTGCCTGTAATTTAAACCATCTCTCCTCATAAAAGCAAATCTACCACGCTTTACAAGACCAGTATCTTGCCTGTGTTTTTGAACCAGGTGTATCACACCTATGTCTTGCTCTAAATGACTTCCTTCTTGCAGGAGATGACTTTCTTATTCTCATATTTGGATCACCAAAAGTTACTCTTTTAACTCGACTTCCATCCTTGACATAAACTTGGGATTTCTTTCGACCATATCCTGCTTGACCTTTAGTAATTCTTGAAGGCTTATTAAGTCTAACGCTTCTTCCTTTGAACTTTGCCATACTTTTTGCCTTTCTTCTTTTTCTTCATTTTCTTATAAGCCATTATTTAACCCCTATTATATCAATAGTTGTATCAATCTTTGGGTTTACGCTTCTTGCTGAAATTGCTGCTATAGAATTTCCAAGTGTTGTCGTAAACTCTGACCCCCCTGAAAGAGCAGAACCATAGGTAGCACTTATAGCAAAGTGAGCATTAGGTGGGCATCCTGTTATATCAATAGCTCCTGTTTCATAATTAATAGTGCCATTACAAGCCCCTGAGATATTTCCGTGACCATCATCATAGAAGAATGCACCAACATTAGGACTTGATTGATTTGTTACCTTATCATAAATAACATCATCAGGAAGTTTAGCCACTACTGGAGCTTCAATAGCACCTACAGCCATCACAAACCTACCTACACCAAATATGGTTGTTCCACTTGCAGGAGCAGTTACTGAGATTGCAGAGGTAGATAATCTTTGTCCTGAAGTAAATCTAATATCACCATTTACTATTCCAACTGTTACTCTCTTATCAAGTAAGTTAGATGAAGTAGTGTAATATTGTACATCTAAAGCATCTTGAATCTTTCTAAGGATTCCATCAGAGCCACCAAACTTAGTATTACTTGAAGTAGTAAATGCTAATGTATGGTCTGAGCCACCATCACAAGCTATATCAATGGCATAAGCAGTTGATGCTGCGAGTCCTGATTCTGTTGAGGCTGTGATACCTGACATACCTAATTCTTGATACCCTGCTGAATAGAATTTACCTGAGATAGAGCCTGCAACAAACCCATCTGCAACTGCATCACCTTTACGCCCATAAGATATTAAATTCATCGCTTTATATCTACCTGAGCTGTCAGTTTGAGCAGTAGAATATTTATCAAAGTCTGCATAAGCATTGAAGAATGGAAGCCTTATAGCTACATCATCAGCGTGAGTTGCAGCAGTTGAGCCATACAGCCCTCTAACGATTGTACAGGTACTATTAGCTAAATCTGCCCCTGTTCCAACAGCAGTAACTTCACATATCTCATCTTCAATTCTAATTAAATCTCCAACCTTAAAAAATTTAGAATGTCCATCTTCCAAGTTAAGAACAGTATGTGCAGCATCTGAACCCATTGTGTTAGCAGTAGCGTGGTCTAAGTCTGCTCCACTATCTGCATACATATTTGAATGAGGGAATTGATTATTTAAAGTCTGACCATTAGCAGCAGATTGGGAATTTGCGTACCCACATTGCTTAATATTAGGTAAATATACGAAATCACCTGCACCTAAAAGGTAACTATAAAAAGCTGCAGCACCATTTGTATCAGGCGAAGCTGCTGCCCACGTTTCAAACTGTATTCTTAACTCTGCCCCAACAGTCCCTGAATTTTTAATCATTATTGATTTAGAGTTATTTATTGAGTTTACCCCTTTATCAGCAGAGCCAGTAACTAAAAGAATTGGGACATCTGAATTATCTACTGTTTGTGTTAGTCTAACTGCATCTTCATAATTACCTGACTTTACAGCAGTAATTGTATCTGTTGGGGTTGTTACTGATAAATTTGTTGTAAATCTTGCCATTTTTTATTCCTTACCTTAAATGATATACTAATTGCATATTGACTGATAAATCTGAGTTTGTTCCATCCTGTGCTACACAAGCCATAATTACTTTTCCTGCATCTACATCAGCAGTTGATACTGTTAAGGCTTGATAATAAGCCTGTTCTCTACCTGCCCCTGTTATAGTAGATGGTGAAACACAATTCTCCACACCTGAAGATAAATCTCCACCTGTAGAACCATTTGCAGAATCTACTGTATAGGACATAACTGAAAACTTAACTACATCACCACCTGCTGTATCTGCCCCAAACCATACATTACAGGAGTCTATTGAAATGTTAAATGGTACATACCAATAATGCTTAACTGCAACATAAGCAGTATTTGCTATTGTTAGGGTTGTTGCAGGGGTAGAGCCTGTACCCATTGCTAATTCATTTGTGTCTGAATGATTAAAAGTAGAGACAAGTCCATACCAAGTATCAGCAGCAACAGGATTTGCCTCAGTAAAATCCATTCCAAATTCTTTTACTTGAGTATTGACAATATGCTGACCTATGCCTGCTTTGACTAAATCATTGGTAGAATCAACTTTAAGTAAATCGTTTGAATCCTTGTCATTTACTAAAAAAGTAGCAACAGAATCAGCAGCAGTGGGTTTTATTAAAGTCCTATCAGATGACATACTTAATGAACTTGCAGTTCCTTCTCCATCAACTACATTTCTTGTAGTAGCATCAACCCCACTATTGGAGTTATTCATCTGCAATATGTCTTTATAACTACTTGCTTTTGTTTTGCCTGTTAAACTCATACTATCCTTAAAATTCTTAGTGTTGAACCTTCTTTGAACATTGGTTGCCTACCTCCTGCATCAATAGTTAATGCGATATGTTCACCATTATCTATTCTGCCCATCCATCTTATGGTGGCAGGAACTGGGTCATCTCCACTATCTACTTCAAATGTTTCTGTATGCACTTTTGTGCCTAAAGTATCGGCTGCTGAATTTATNTAGAGTGATAAAACTGTTGGTTGAGTACCATTAATAGAGATTTTAGAATCACATACTACTTCATAAATCCCTGCTTTAGAAATACTAAATACTTTATTAGTATCATCCCAAGCAATATTAGGAGATGTTAAAGGTGTAGTTGCAACCACATCCCCATAAACAGTAGAACCTAATCCAAAGTTATTTTCATTACCATCTTGAGTTCCATCATCATTTAACCTTACAAATCCATATTCAGGTTGATGAGTAAAATCACCCAATACTTCTAAATTCTTAACCCTTACATTATCAGTAGATAATTCTAAAGCAGTTATAGTACCATCTGAATCCTTTACAGGCTTTAGATTAGAATCAACTGCTCTATCTATTGATAAGGCTTTAGGCATTGTCTGAACGAAGACCTTCCACAAACTTTGCGATACCAGTAACTAAAATATTATCAATAGCATCTATACAATAAGGCTCAATAGTCTTATTCCAAACTTTCTTAGTCCATTTCCACTTGCCTAACCCCAATGTACACAATACTCCAAGACTATACATCCAAGAGCCAAACTTAGCCTTAATTGTCTTATTAGGTATCTTCTTCAATACAAAGGCAGTTGCTACTCCTGCCACACCTACACCTGCGTAAGCTGCTACTTTAGTTGTTGCTAATGCTGTTAATGATGCTACTGAAAACATATTATACTCCTAAGTTAGGGTTATCCAACCCATTTTAAGTGAAAAGGCAAATAAAGTAGCTAATACTCCTACTGATTTAGCCCCACCAACGAATTGTGACTTCCAAGCCTCTAATCGAGATACTCTGCCATTCGTTAATTTAACTTGCCCTAAAATCTCATCTACTCTGTTATGTATTACTTTAATTTTGTCGTGCATATCAGAACGCACATTGTCCACGCTACTCTTTGTCACTTCTTCGGCTCTCCATTCATAAGTCTTGAAAGAATGTCTTCAATGCCTTCAATATATCCCTTGACCTGCTTTAAATCCATCTGCGTAATCTTTTGTTGGTCTATTAATTTTATAAGGATACCCTCAAGCCTTCTAAATTGATTTTCTAAATCATCAACTAATTCTTTTTGAATCCAAGTTTGTTGTTTCCAAATGAAGTAGCCGAAAGCTATTGTGATTGCGATAGGCAGTCCATACTGGTCTATAATTGTTAAGTCCACTACTTATTACCATCAATCACTTCACCCCAAAGAGATGTTTTGCCATTAATAATTTGAATAATGTGTACTGTAAATAAGCCTGATTGGAAAAAATCAACAATAGCAAATGCGTGACTCCAATTAATCTTCCTGCCGCCAAGCCAAGCATTCTTCTCACCACTCATATCTTTTAAGCAACCAATACTCCAAGCACTCTTGACTCCATCCATATGTGTCACACTCGTTTGCTGAAGATCGTGGTGATGACCATACATTACATTTGCCCCTAATCTTGCCAGGTGGTTTCTTGTATGATTCATTGTCCCGAAATGATGTCCGTGATAAAAGTTTAACTTTCCTATCTTTAAGAATTTTCCACATTGATGGTGCTTGTATCCTCTTCCCTTCAAATCAACTGCTTCGTCAAACTTATACTCTTTTAGATATGGATTTTCTTGTACAAACTTGTTCATCCAATCATCGTGATTCCCAACGATCATATGCTTATCTTTGCATTTGACTTTATCCAGGGCTTCATCAATGATGTCCATACCTGCATTAACATCTACTACATCTTGGTCTATAAATGGGAGTTGGTATTCGAGGGGTGGTCGTTTCTTCTTGCTCCATTGCCAATGAGAGCATCCAGACCACTCACCAACATCTCCAAGGTCAATATAGATGTCAGGCTTAACTATTTCTATTGTCTTACATAAAACTTTAATGCTTGGCATATCAGCCAAGGGGAAGTGCTTATCAGGTGTTACTATTGCCCTTCGTACTGGACTCTTCTTCATATAGACTCCTTATGATGTTACTCATCTCTTTAGCACGATTAGGCGTTTGTTTCGCCCACTTGCTATCAAGCATTTCATCTGCAGCCTTCTCCCAATCACCATCTTCCATAGCTTTCAAGGCTTTCTTAAATTTTGATACTCCTGTAACCCCCAACTGATAGCACATCTCCATCAGAACACTTTTGCACTCTGATGGGAGGCTATCAAAAAATGGGAATTTACCCATAACACTTCTACCTAATATGCGAAGTTTTCTGAGGAGGATTTCATCGCATAAATCTTCTTGTAATACTAAATCTTTTATTGCAAATCCATACCCTATAGTAGGGATACCAAGAGAATCGTCATAAACGTGTTCAACAAATCCCTCGTGGTGCTTAATGCTTTCTAATAAGTCTTTCATTTAGACCAATCTATCTTATCGTAATTCTTTTTGTATTTCTTATCAATCTGATAACTGAACCTTGGAAAATCACCCTTGCCACTTTGGTTCTTACCTAAAGATTCAGCAGTAAATTTCTGAACTCCACCATTTCTTATTTTTTTTGATAAATCTTTCATATAATCCTTTATCATATAGGGGGCTTTCGCCCCCCATATAATTATTAAGCTGACTATCGCCTATGAAGCGTTAGTTAGTTTATAGCCCTTCTTATTAGATGCACTATCTATAAGTTTAGCACCATAAATCATATCAGCTACGACTTTAGTACCAAGAGCATCAATACTGTATTCAGATTGAACTCTTACATCTTGTTGGACTGCACATACAGCAGCAGACTTATGAAAAATCGCTCCTGATATTGCTGTTCCTGCTGTAGCAACTGTATTTGACATATATACATTAATGCCAAATAGTTTGCCTATAAAGCCTTTAGTGCCACCTTCATAAAGGACTGTGCCACTACCACTTGCATCTGCTCTCCAAAAGTTTTTAGAGATACCTGCAGCAGGATCCATAATGTCAGCTGCCAATGTTGGGTTAACAACAAAAGAGCAATCGCCATCCATATAAGGAACATCATTTTCACCTAAGTTAGCAAGTGCTGCTTGAAACTCAGCTGCTAAGATTACGTCATCAGTACCTAAAGTAGCACCTTCATTAACGCCATCAAGTTCAGCCCAAATATCAGCATCTACTGCACGAGCAAGTGCTTCGCCAAACATTTGAGTGTATTTAGCCACCAAATCAGCATTTGATTGAATCAATAAAACATCTTCAAAAA